TGTTCTTCGCTTAATCTCATCTCCAAGTAACGACACACATGTGGATTTATTTCAGGATTTGTAAGTCTACTACCTAAAACCATAGCCGAGTTTTCCGTTTTACTACTATACCCAGCTTTTATAACTGCATCTTTTTTTGATATGACACCCCAGTCTTCAACCAAAGCGTTAACAAATGCTTTTTGTTTTTCAGTCAAATCAGCTGTTGTTTTTAAAGTTTTTGCTTTACTTGGCACCTATGCACCTCCTTAGAAATAATATTTTTAAAAAAAATTCCATAGTCGCCTCCTCTGTTTTCCATAGTTTTTAAGGAATATTCCTAGTAAGCTATTGTCTATAATCCTATTCATACAGTGTTTTCCATACTTTCCTTAATTCCTAGCTCTATACAAATAATATTTTTTATTTTTTTTGTATAGAAGTGCTTAGGTGTAAATTATGTCCTTTTGTCTCTTCATCATGTCAGTCAATTGATCATCGCTAACATTATATACAATGGCTTGAGTAATCAATTGTTTTATTAGCCCTTTTTTATCTTCAAAATATTCTGTATTTGGCTGTCTGTATTGTGCATACAGGTTGTGTAGCTTTGTTTCAGAGATCTCTTCTGTCTCTGGTCGTACACCGATGAGCCGTACGCCTTTGACTGATAAGACCTGGTCCTTGATCCGATGTACCCATTCCTTGCTTCTACCAATCTTTATGTACCCTTGCTCATTTTCTAGGAAATATATGGTTGCCGGTGTTCTCTCCACTTCAAACAGATCCTCGTAACTTTTACCCTCTTTCACTAATACATTACACTCCTTGACCCTGGTTCGTGCTTCGTCAATCGACATAATAGGCCAGTATCCAATGACTTTTGACTTATGTACCCCTTGAGCACCATAATCATATATAAAACTATGCGTACCTTTCTTTGATGCACTGACCAATAAATTTTTAGCCAAAGCATCACGTACATAGATATATTTTACTTTTAAAAAATCTGGTTGCCAATTTTTTAAAAATTCGTCTGTTATCAACACAGTCAAATCCTTAGTAGTTTTTCGAACCATATTGTTCTCCTTACTACCAAGCTACTTGAATACCCTAACAAAATCAACAAGGTGCAAAATTAGCGTACTTTCATTCAGTTAAAAAAAAATAATCTCGCACCCTATGCCAATACTGATAAAAACACAGTGCTGACATATTCCGTTGATGTCATAAAAACTTCTTCCCTTAATAAATTTACTCTCTTCCTGGTCATGCGTTGTTTTTCTTTATCGGACAAATTTTTCATGCGAGTGTAGAGCTTGTCGTACTCTAACCACATCAATTGACGCTTAGTAAATCTTACATTTTTTTCTTTTAACGCTTTGACATAAGCTTCCTTAACTATCTCTGGGTCAAGTTCCGCGCATATACATACATTAATAAAATCATCACACATAGAAATGATCCAATTGTGTGCTGTTAATTTTTTAAGTGAGTTTTTACGATCCGAATGACCAACAAAAGTATCTTCAAAAGCATTTAAGATAACACAGCGCCAAAGTTTCGCTTCAGGTGATAAATCGTCCTGTTCTAATATGTTACGAGCCAGGTTAATACCAATGGCTCTCAATAGATCGGTTGATGCTTTCACTAATGTCCGTATGCCCTAATTAAGTAACCTATAATTTTTTCGTATACCTTGAGGACACTTTTATCACACTTTATTTCTTTTTGAAAGTTATAATCTTGAACGATACCGGCAATAAACTCGTGTTTATCTTCACTAGACATCTTATCTACATCAGCTAAAGAGAATCTTGCAAAATCCATATCTAAGATCTCTTCCCAGTTTAAATCTACTTTTTCTAATTTTATACCCATACTTTAATTGTATGGATAAAATTATCATTGGTCTACCTTCTCTTTACCGCCTTGTAAAACTTTTAATGCTTGTTTTTCTCCTTTTAAAGGTTTTAAAGTTGTATGTGTTTTCTTTAAATCTTTAAAAATCTGTTTCGCATTTGCTTTAAAAGCAGCAACATCTGCATAGTCAGATCCAGCATCATAGCCAAATTTATCACCCATCAAAAGTTTAGCTAAAGTATTGACATAAACTAAATATTCTTTTTGATTTTTACTGGTGACACTTAAATACATTAATAGGTATCTTAGATCATTCATTTTTATCACCATAAGATCCTTCAAAAGTACGCTTCCAACCAACATGACCAGTACCTTCACAATATTTACATGTGTCTAATAATTTATCATTGCCGACAAATCTGTCTTTCTCTGGTGTAAAATATCCATTGCCTCTGCACTCAGGACATAGGTCATAAATTTTATCTGGCATACTCATAAAACCACCCTATCGTTACTACTGGCTGCTTTTAATTCTGCAATTTCTTTTTTCTCCGCTCTCTTTGCTGCAATGGCTTCCGACATCAAAATTTCTAGTTGATCACTAGGGGATCTTTTTTCTTTCCTACAATATTTTCTATACTTATCGTATACATCTACGCGTATTGCTACGCTTTTCCATTTAGTTGTATCCATAACAATCTCCTAAATTAAATTAAAGTAATTAATAATTGTTATTCGTCTTCCGTGATTCTATTTTTTGTTTTAGTAAAAAAAATTATAAAAAACTAACCCTAAAATCCCTAAAATTAATTTAGGAAATATAATACATATTATTAAAGGTATAATGATCCAGTGCATTACTGTAATTTACCTAATATTTCTTGCATATCTTTTTTCAAACTATCTATGTCAACACCTTTGTCTTTAGCTGTTTCTAAACGCATTATTTCATGTTGTGTGATATTTGTTTCTTTGTGGTATTTCATATAAGTGTTTAACCACTCCACCATCATTTGTAAAACATCAACATATTCCATTAGATCTAATAACTTTACCCCAGCTTCACTGTTGTATTTTTCTTGCACCTCTTTTATATCACTGGAGGCTTTTCTAGCAGTTTTTCTTAGATCCTCTAACGCTTTTTCAAAATCTTGATTTGTCATAAATACCTCAATTAGTTAATTTTTCCGCATGTGTGATATCTCTTTCGTCCGTGTAAAATTTAACAACATCGTGCAATTTTAAATCATCGCTATGTGCTGGTTCGTTTTCTAATAAACCAATACCTTTTTTACGATTGCCTTTTGTAATTTGCACCCACATTTTTTCATACACGCCATCGATAGCTTGGGGAAAATAACAATAAATATAATCTTTACCTACTGTAGGATTGTTTTTTATTGTAAAATACATTTCTTCCCCATGATCTGGACAAGTGTAAACAACATTTGGATCTTCTTTTTTTCTACCTGCACTCATTCATCTTCTTCCTCTTGTTGTTGTTGATCCAATAGTTCCTGATGCGCCCAAATAGCACCTTCATAAAGTTCTAGTTCATCAGAAAGTTCATTTAGAGTTTGTTGACCACTTGCACTCATACGATCAATCTCCCAGTACAAGTCGTCAACTAATCTATAAATTTTTGTTTTTTTTGACTCATTCATCGAAGATATTATTGTCTATAAAACATTCTAATTTACCTACATAATTACCATTTATATCCAGCAATTTTTTCTTAGTGGATTTGTCATAATCTAAATTTGACATTGCTTTGTTTAAAATGCGTTGAACTTCCATATCATTTTCATCAAATGCTTCGTTCTCAGTGACCATTTTAAGATGTATCATTATTTCTTTTGACATTATAAGTCTCCAATTGTTTTTATTAATAAATATAAGGCCTCGTTTTTCGCATTTTCAGCTTAGGTGAGTCGCGGATCCGTTTATACGCTTTCACTCACTACCTTACATAATTTACTTTAATTAGCGGAATTCAAATCCACGCTCATCAAGTATTATCAATTATCTGATGTTTCATGGGAGATGTCAACAGAAATAATTGCATGACCTATAACCCAAGCAATCTGTGGTACAATAGCGTTACCTAGTCCTTTGATTCGTCCGACTCGACCTTTGTCCAATCCATAGGAAATCCCATCAGGAACTCCACAAAGTTCGGATTGAGTTTGCCACCAGTTTTCTTGGGCAGTGAATTGGAAAGCATCTTCTGTTTTGCTGTATCCATGTTCTTCCAATCTGCTGCTTGAGGTGTCGGATATTGTTCTTGTCTCATCATCATGGTCGGCAGGCTGTCCGAGTTGCGACCCATTGATGCTGGACTTAGCGTTGTGTCCTTGTAATCCCTCGCATTTGGTGTCGGATACATCTTCTCCATATGATGCACCGCATCCTTCAGCTTCACGCCATATCTCACGCCTTTCTTGTTCTTCCTGGAGAAACTGCCATTGTGGAGATCTACATTCTTGACCACTCCTCCCTCTAAGTCGCAGGCTCTCGGTGTCGGATACATCTGCACGTGATGACGAAGTGCGAATTGTAGATTCACCCCTTGCTTTTTCTTTTCCTTGGCTCGTTTCTTCCAATTCTCTATGCTCTCGCTTTCGTTGTGTAGGTGATCGCTTACCACTGGTGTCGGATACATTTTCATGGTTTCTGGGTCTACTTGCTCCCTTAGATTGCTCGGCTTGGTTCTGCCTTTGCGATGTCCCTCTTGTAGTTTCTTGGTGCCTTCTGGACTTCTTGGTGGCAAGTGATCCATTGTGTTCGGAGTA